AACACTGCCCGCGGAGACCTTAAAAATGGATGCGAATAAAAGAAGCATCCAATAACAAAAAAATGTAATAACATTTCAGCATTAACTATCCTTGATATATTAATGCTAATTGACACCATGTGTCAATAAACAATAAAAAAAACTAATACTATGCCAATAGGAGAAGCCGCCACAGGCGCGATAATAGCCGGAGCAGCACAGGTCGCAACGACCGCTGGCAATGCATATGCAACCGGCAGAATGAACAAAAAAAATCGTGCTTTCGCCAGCGAAATGTACGATAAACAACGTCAAGCAGCTCTTGACGATTACGCAATGACTAATGAGTATAATAGTCCACGCGCTCAAATGCAGCGCTTCCAAGAGGCCGGATTAAACAAAAATCTAATATATGGCCATACTTCTGACGCTCCTGCAGTCAGATCCACTCCTAATGCCGAATGGCATGGTACAGCCGCGCAAGCTGATCCTGGAGCCGCAGGCGAAATAATAAGCCAATACTTCCGTAATAACCAACAATCCGCACAAACCGACCTCGTAGCAACACAGCAGCGTAATATTGACGCTGAAACAAATCTAAAAGAAGCTCAACGCTTAGCAGTACTCGCAGGTGTTGACCTGACTAAATTCAATCTTGAATTCAAACAAAAGATGGAATCTACCTCCGCTGCTATCATGGAACATCAAGCACAGCTTACAGGCGCAAATATTGATAAAACAGTCGCCGCTACACAATTCACCAAAGACCAAAATGAGCGTGCAAAATCTATCACAACACAAACTATCCTGGAAAGCAACACACGTATAGCAAAGATGCAGATGGATATGTCTAAAACTCCACTTGAAAAACAAGAACTTCAAGCAAAAATTAACTATCTAAATTCTCAAAATGTCCTTCAAAAACTCGAGATAAATCTTCGTGAAAAGGGCATTAACCCAAATGATCCCGCCTGGCAACGCCAGCTTGGACAACTTCTGGATAAACCTCTTGATCAAATCAAAGAATGGATTGACGGGCTGATGAGTAAGCCTACTAATAATGCCTCTGGAAGCTATCCAAAACAAAGCAATAGGGCTAAATTCTAGCGCGGATGCGGTTTTCGCATCCAAGACCAATATCCTTTGAATTACCAAAAAAAAAAACTAATATTACATTGCAATATTGCCAATAACAACAAAAATCAAACTTTATGGCTTACAGAAAACGGCAGAGCCGTAGACGCTCCGGCAATCGCCGAGGCAGAACAAAAAGCAAAAAGACTTACTTTGTAAGCAGAGGCGGAGTACGCCTCTAATTAACTGCCCCGCCAATATCGGCGGGGCTTATTTAAAAAAAAAAATCAATGAACAAAAACATCTTTAACAGCGTGCAAATGACACGCCCTGACAAAAACGTTTTCGATTTATCGCATGACCTAAAACTATCTCTTAACATGGGAGAATTAGTTCCTATCATGTGCATGGAATGTGTTCCCGGTGACAAATTAAATATCTCGTGCGAAAGTTTACTTCGCTTCGCCCCGCTTGTCTCTCCTGTCATGCATCGCATGGACGTAACTATGCACTATTTCTTTGTGCCAAATCGAATACTCTGGGAAGGTTGGGAGGACTTTATTACTAACACAAAAACTAGCGGTGTATTACCTGCATTTCCTACTTTAGCAATTCGGCCTGATGGTTCAAATTATACTCCTTTAATGGATTATTTTGGAATACCAAGACCGGATCAAACGACCGGCGTAAATGTTGAAAGAATTAACGCTCTACCGTTTGCCGCTTATCTAAAAATTTATGATGAATATTATAGAGACCAAAATTTACAAGTTGAACAATTCGTGCCTTTAATTGATGGCACTAATGATGTTTCATCGTTTTCTAAACTACAAAAACGTGCCTGGGAGCATGACTATTTCACTTCCGCACTACCATTTGCTCAAAAGGGAGATCCGGTATCACTGCCTTTAACTTTCGGAGATGTTGAAGTTTTGGCAAACAAACCTTCTTATAGTGCTGTACCTTCCGAAACTTGGAATCTTACTTCGGGTGGTTCACAACAAACAGTAAACAAAGAAAGTACAAACGATTTCTTTGATCCAACGGCCTCTGCACTTTACGCAAATACTTCAGAACTACGCGGTCAAACTACTATTAACGATCTTAGACGAGCCTATGCCCTGCAAAAATGGCTTGAGAAAGCCGCTAGGGCTGGTTCTCGTTACTTCGAGTCTATCCTCGCTATATTCGGACTAAAGTCTCCTGATAGCCGCCTCGACCGACCTGAATACATAACCGGAACAAAATCACCTGTGATCATATCTGAAGTACTTAACACCGCTGGCGACACTGGAGCTGTTGACCCTTTGCCACAAGGAAACATGAGCGGACATGCTGTATCTATAACTAATGGACAATATGGAAACTATTTTTGCCAAGAACATGGCTATGTGATCGGCATTATGTCCGTTTTACCAAAAACAGCCTATCAACAAGGACTTGCCAAACATTGGCTTAAAACACAAGATCCTACGCAATTCTTTACACCTGATTTTGCGAACATTGGAGAGCAAGAAATCCTTAATAAGGAAATCATGGCCTTTGGTGTTAATGGAGATGATACTTTCGGCTACACTCCACGTTACGCAGAGTATAAATACATGGAAAATCGTGTTGCTGGAGACTTTCGAACCTCTCTTGATTTCTGGCATATGGGCAGAATTTTCGATCCTGCAACACCTCCACAACTTAACAGCGACTTCATTACAAGCTCGCCAACAAACCGCATATTTGCGGTTACTAGCAGTGATGAAAACAAACTGTATGCTCACGTATTCAACAAAATAAAAGCCGTTAGGCCTATGCCAAAATACGGCACTCCTAACTTCTAATGTGTATGACTCCTATTAATCTAAAACATCGGGAAGCAATAGTACCCTGCGGCAAATGTCCGCAGTGTACTGCCCGTAAAGTTTCTGCCTGGTCATTCCGTCTTATGCAGGAGGAAAAACGGAGCGACTCCGCTCTCTTCATAACTTTAACTTACGCAGATGCACACTTACATTTTAGTGATCAAAACTTACCACAGTTACAAAAAAGAGACCTTCAATTATTCGTCAAACGTTTACGGAAATTGCACACTGTTGAAAGCAAACCCCTTAAATATTATGCGGTGGGTGAATATGGATCTAGAACCTGGAGACCACACTACCACCTCCTTCTATTCAACTGCCAGGTTGAATTAATACAAAAAGCCTGGCATCTTGGCCAGGTACACTACGGTACTCTCACGCCTGCATCAGTAGGCTATACCTTAAAATATCTATCTAAACCAAAACCGTCTAAATACTCGCTTCGCGGACGAACTCAACAATTCGCACTAATGTCAAAGCGTCTAGGCGACAATTATCTCACTGACCAGGCTAAAGCCTGGCATAAAGCAGACTTAGAAAACCGTTCTTACGTTCCCCTACTTGATGGCAAAATTGCCTCAATGCCGCGTTACTATCAGGACAAATTATATACTAAGGATGAACGAACTAAAATCCAACACCACGCTGAAATACAGCGTAATAAACAACATGAAATCTTTATGAAAGATTTTGATAAAAACTACGCGCGATTACAAGCGCAACAAAAGCTTTTAAAGCAAAACAATTACTCAACATTCACAATCAAAAATTCATTATTATGAGTCAATTTAAAAATTCTACTAACGGTTCTCAATGGGAGAAACAGTTAGAAATAAACACCCTACCGTCAATGACTATCCCGGATCAAACTATGAGTATAAACGAGATAATGAGGCGTTTCGCCTCTGGGCTGCCTTTAGGCGGCCAACGTGTACCGGAATATGACGGAGAGGACGATCTCCTGGAAGGAGTCAATCCAAAAACATTGGATCTCTCGGAGATCCAACAACTTAAAAAAGACTTTGCAAATGAGTACAAAGAATTACAAAAGCAAAAACAGTCTCAACAAAAAGATCTCGAACAAGAGATAGTCGAGATCAAACAACAACTCAAACAACAACAACTACAACAACTACAACAACTACAACAACAACAACAACCCCCGTTATAAAAAAACAAAAAGCAGCTCCGCGGATCAGCAGACACACCAGAATACGACGAAACGAAGCTTGCGAAGTGCCGGACTATTCAAGTGTGAACACTGCCCGCGGAGACCTTAAAAATGGATGCGAATAAAAGAAGCATCCAATAACAAAAAAATGTAATAACATTTCAGCATTAACTATCCTTG